CGCTTGCAGCGCAACGAGCGCTTGGTCGCCAGCCGATGAACAAGATGCCTGAGCGTCAGCCCAAGCGTCGCATGATGCGGTGAAGCGTAAGCAGTCGGGCATAAACCCTGACTTAGAGGCTGCGATAAGCAAACTCTTGGCTGAAGTCATGGCAGACCCGGAAGCAAGCCTTACCGATAAGTCGAAGATTATTGACAGAGCATTGAAGTTAGAAGCCATACGCCTGAAAGCGAGTGATGCTGAATGGGGTAGTGGCTTTATGAACGATGACGATGATGAAGATAGTTAAGGTAGACTAGATATCCTTAATTAACCCATGGGGCTGAACATGGATTCAAATCTTCTTCTGAAGGTCGTACGTATTAGTTTGAAGTTAGTGGTGGCGAGGGTGTTGACAATCTTGGCGTTGTCGATGACTTTTGCCTTAGCTTGCTGGACAATGTGGGGGCCGAGTTATGAGCGGATCGCTGCATTGCTGATCTTTGCCATCACAGTGTTTTTACCATCCTTAATAAAGGAAACGAAGCATGATGACGATGACGAAAGTGGTGAGCAAACAGGTGGTGCTAAAGCCTAGCCAAGGCACGACCAAGCAAGTTAACCCCAACTTCCAGCCTAAGTTCACCAACGGTGCGCCATGCTATGGCACCATGACTGCGGCGCAGCAATGGGGGAACAAAGGTGGCAAATAATATCGCTTTCCAACCGATGGGCCAGACCTATCGGTTAAACCTCACGACCACATCAGCAGAAGTTGCAGTCAATGCTGATTCGCCTTGCAACCAAGTGCGCATCCATAACGGTACTGCTGGCGAAGTCTTTGTAAGATTTTCTGCCACCACAGGACAGGCTGCTGCGGTGCCTGCATCAGGTACACCGGCGTACGGCATGATCTTGCATAACAATGCAACGAATGTCTTTACCGTGCCGCAAGCAGCAATCTCTGCGCAGTCAACACTGTATGTGTCAGGGATTGTTTCCAGTGGCACTGGTCATGTGTTCATTACACCAGGCGAAGGGATGTCCTAAATGGAAGTGTCAATGTCAGTCGTTATTCAGGCTCTCATTGGCGCTGCTGCTGGAGCCTTTGGTGCGTACGTTGCAATCAGATCAGACCTGGCAGAACTCAAGGCTAAGGTAGAGCATTTGCATATGACAGCCGACAAAGCGCATACGCGCATCGATCAGATTCTGAACAAGTAATGTTTGACCTGCTTTCAGGTGGTTTGCTTGGCAGCATCTTTGGTGGCTTGTTCCGGCTTGCGCCGGAGGTCTTGAAGCTACTTGATAAGAAGAATGAACGTGCGCATGAGTTAGCCATGTTCACGTTGCAGACCGATCTTGAGAAGATGCGTGGCACTTTTAAGATGGAGGAGAAGTATGTTGATTATTCGATTCAACAACTCGACACCATTAAGTCTGCGTTTGAGGAGCAGAGTCAGACGGCTCAGTCAGCGGGTTGGTTTGTGGCTGGAATCTCTGCCTTGGTTCGTCCAGGAATCACCTGGGCGATATTTGGAATGTACGCAACAGTCAAGGCGGCTACGCTTGTTCTTGCGTTTCAAAGCAATGCACCGTGGCATGAAGTAATTGTGAAGTGTTGGGATGAAGATGACTTCGGACTCTTCACCATGATTTTGACGTTCTGGTTTGTCGGTCGCAGCATAGAGAAGTACAAGTGAATGAAGCGATTGAGCTTGCCATCAACGTACTCATCAAACCCTTTGAAGGTTATGCTCGACGTTTGCCTAACGGCGACTGCTGTGCTTATCCTGATCCCGGCACTGGTGATGAGCCTTGGACTATTGGTTTTGGTAGCACTGGCCGTGGTATTGGCAAACACACTGTCTGGTCAAAAGAACAAGCTGAAGATGCCCTTCAGGAGCATGTCAGGTACTTCGTATCCGGAGTGGTAAAACTCTCCCCTAGCATTGTTTCTGCAAGCCCTAGACGTATTGCTGCGGTCATCAGTTGGGCGTATAACTGCGGGCTAGGCAACTACAGAATCTCGACCTTCAAAAAGCGTGTTGATGCTGGAGACTGGGAAGGTGCCGCGGTCGAATGTCGTAAGTGGAACAAGGCTGCTGGCAGAGTGCTTCCAGGTTTGACTAAGCGTCGAGAAGCTGAAGCATTGATGATGAGGTAAGCATGGCAAACCCGATTGCAAAGACGACCAAAGGTAAGGGCAGACACTTTCAGTCAGTGGCTGAAGGTGGTGGCATGACAGAAGCAGGCAGGAAGGCTTATAACAGGGCTACAGGCTCTAATCTGCAAGCACCTGCACCTAATCCTACAAGTCCCAAGGAAAGAGCCAGGAAGAAGAGTTTCTGTGCACGATCAAGATCATGGTCTGGCCCAAGAGGCAAGGCCGCTCGTCGACGTTGGAGGTGTTAAATGAAGCAAGGTCTATACGCAAACATTCATGCCAAACGTGCTCGCATTGCAGCAGGTTCTGGAGAAAAGATGAGAAAACCAGGTAGTAAAGGCTCCCCCACCGCCAAGAATTTTCGAGAATCTGCGAAGACTGCGAAAAAAAACCGCCTGACTAGGCGGTAAACGCTCGTTGGGAAGAGCTACTCAAGGAGACAACACCGAGGCTATCTGCTAACGCTTGCCTCAAGCGCCACAACCGACTGGCAGACTCAGCAGGAGACACTAGAGTTCATTCTGCATGAGCGTGATTGCATCGTCAAGCCTGAAGATCACTAGACTTTCCTTGCCATCAGCCCTGCAAATCACGACTGGCACCTTCTCACCTTTGGATGAGACTTTGGCTTGCTCCATCCATTCATAGAGCGCTATCTTCCTACGACGCTTGCATTCGATCATGAACGGGCCTAGATCGATGTCTGAGCCACCATCTCTTGCTTGCCCTAGTACACGGGTTACTTTCGTTCCTAAGCGCTCTGAGAGGGTGTTACAGACCTCTCGCTCATAACTGGCACCTCGGTCTTTACCTAGCTTGCTCAATCTCTGACTCCTCGAAGCACTTTCCATGCTTCCTCACGCACTTCACCTTCAACACCATAACCAAAAACATCAGGGTCTAACAATGCACGGATAAAAGAATTACGAATGGATAATTGTCGTTCTGTGCGAGCCACCATGACTCTCAACTCTTGGTTGAGTTGCTGAAGTGTCGCAATCCTAGCTTGCAAGTCCTCTGATTCTGGAATCATGATGGCCTCAGATTAAATGGATTGTGAAAGATTTTGGGGTCAAGTGTGATTCTTGTTTTCGTAAACCTATAAGGTCTATTGGTTGGATATTCTTGAACTGGTTCCATCGTCAAGAACTCATAAAAATACTCTTTACGACAGTTGATCATGCAGGGCTTGCTTTTGAGGTAGCCCTTCTTTGCCAGCAAATGCAGTGAACTAATTGCCGTGGAACGATTGATCTTGGTTTGCAATTGAACGTCCTTGGATGTAACGGGTGTTTTACGTTTTGCGACGTACTTCAGAATCTTGAGTTGAATGTCAGTCAGTGTCATGCCATATCCTCTCGAAGTGCAGCGTCCCATACCTTGTCATTAGCGCCTTTAATGACTTCTGTGGTGGTGAATCGATGAAAGCAAGCGACACAGCGTCGCCTGCGTGTCACCCAAGAGTTCGCAGGCTTCTTGCCGCCATACCTGCGAGTCTCAAGGATGATTGAATCATTGTGTTCACCACGTTCAGCGCATTTGGGACATAACATTAAAACGGCACACTGTCATCATCTTGGTAGCTCACCTCACGACCTTGCTTGGGAGGCTGACCTGGTACGAAGTTATTCACTCTGATTGAGATCAGTTCGCCATAGTTCCCACGTTTCGTCCATGCTGACAGTTTGATCACATCACCAGGCTTGTAAGCCTGATCGCAGGTGAAACTTCCTGACCAATCTGGTGCCTTGTCAGACTTCTTCTCTTTAACGGTAAAAAGTACGCCACTGCCTTGCTGTTGTTCGTAACCCATTATTTCCTCACTAGTTGATATTCGGCAAAAGATTTGCCATTACGGTTAATCGTGTGCGTCACGATGGTGTGACCTTGTTTCCTTAGTTCTTCGACTCTGGCTGCAAGTCTTGTTGACCCAATCTCTGCATACGCTTGCAGTTGCGTGAGCGTTCCTTGGTGCAAACGCTCAAGCACTGCTTCTGTCTGCGTCATTCGAACGCTACGTCTTCCTCCGCATCCAGAGTCACTACCTTTTTTGGGATAAAACCCTCGACCGCATGATCGTGACAGCGCTTCTTGAATGCAATGGCTGCAACCCCGCCAAAGTTATCGATGGTTTGGTGGTTGACCCGAAAGAGACTCGCCAACTTGGCGTTCTTCTCCTCAGTTGTCATCTTCTTAGAGTCAGCGATCTTGCCAATCAAGCCAAAGAAGTTGTCCTGCCACTGCAACTCGTCTGGATGCGAGCTGTAAACCTTGCTTCCAACGCCTTCAGGGACCATTACCTTGTACTTGCCCTCAATGACCTCAGCAAGCGGCTGTAGAGCTTGTACAGGCGGCAGATCAACCTTCTGATATTGATTAGTCGGAATCGTGTCCAGTTCAGTTTCATCAAGCATCCCCAATCCAACGTGAGCAAGTACGGTTCGACGAATAGCTTTCGTTGTAGCCTTCATGAGCGCGTTGGCAAGACGTTCACCGGAGAGTCCTTTAATATCGACTGCTCCCTGATTCTCAGATGCTCTTCCATCCTTTCCAAGGCATCGTACAGATACCAGATAGACGTCCTCAACTCGTTCACGGTTAGTGATTTGAGTGGACAGTCCGTGC